GTTTACACATGGGAGTCACCAACAACTCAGCTCCGCGTAAACGTTCTTACATCTGGCGAGATTGAAATCAATCTCTACGGATACCTCGCTATCTACCTTGCTAAATCAGGTAAGGGCGTTCGTAAGTTCAACCTTACATAATAGCAATACCCTAAGTCGCTCAAGGGGGCTGCCAGAGCCCTTGCAGCTCCCTTGAGTCTTTAGAAAGGACAACATGAGTACAACAACAGTTGCAGAACTTCGTACCGCACTAGGTATTGGAACTCTCTATACTGATGCAGTCTTGCAGTCAGTTTGTGATGCTGCTGATGATGTTATGTTGCCTTTTCTATGGACTAACACGACTCCAATCGTAGGACATAGCAACACCGCTACAACCGGCACTTCATACTTTAATGACTATGTGCAAGATGTGTTCTATGTCGGCCAAACTGTAAATATCACAGGCTGCGGATCTAAGCACAACGGCAACAAGACAATTACCGGAGTAGGCGAGAAGCAGATTAGTTATGCCATTACTGGCAACAACAATGTGCCAGCAGTTTTCCACCCAGTAAATCCTTACGGCACAGTTGCAGCAGACACTTATGTCGATTACACAACTATCCCTGCTATCCAAGAGGCAAGCCTCATGATTAGCGTTGCAATCTGGCAGGCTCGTCAAGCTCCAACAGGACAAGGCGTAAGCATCGATGGATTCGCTCCAAGCCCTTACACAATGTCTAATCAACTTATGGCTCGCGTACGTGGCTTACTTGCACCATATCTCAGCCCTAATTCAATGGTGGGCTAATGCCAGCGATTACCACCCTACGATCTAGCATAGCCTCGGCTCTTACTGATAACTCTAAGTGGTCAGTATTCTCCTACCCGCCAGCAAGCCCTATTGCTAACTCTGTGATTGTCAGCCCTTCTGATCCATACATCACGCCGACCAATAACGATTACACCTCAATCGCTCCTCTTGCTAATTTTTCAATAAACATACTTGTGCCATTGCTAGATAATCAAGGCAATCTTGCAGGCATTGAAGATGACATCGTGCGAGTCTTTCAGCTCTTGGAAGCATCAAGCATTGTGTTCAACGTAGGGAGCGTGAGCGCACCAGCGGTTCTCAGCCTACCTACCGGCGATTTGCTGAGTTGTACAATACAGGTCAGCACCCTAACGGAATGGAGCTAATCGATGAGCGATTGGACAAAGGAGCAAGCCGACTTTCTAATCAAGATCGGTCAAGTTCCACCAGCAGCACCAGCACCAAAATCAACTACTAAGAAAGATGAGGAATAACTGAAATGGCAGTATTCTTAAATAACGGCGTTGTACTGACAATCAATTCAGTTGATCTCTCAGACCACGTTACAGCAGTCACAATCAACCGTTCATTCGATGAACTCGAAGTCACAGCAATGGGTGATGGCGGTCACAAGTTCGTGAAGGGTCTTGAGGCTTCCTCAATCACAATCGACCTTCTCAACGATACAGCTACATCAGAGGTTCTACAGACACTTCAGGCTGTATGGGGAACTAACACAACAATCACAGTCAAGCAGACCAACGCTGTTGTCTCTGCAACTAACCCTCTTTACACAATGACATGCCTTATCAACAACACAACCGATATCAACGGTTCTGTAGCTGACATCGCAATGCAGAGCCTTACATTCAACGTATCAGGTACAATCGCTGTAACAACAGCGTAATAGAAAGCAAGGGCTAACATGGCAAAGCTAAAGGTAACAAGGGCTGACAATTCAGTACAGGAGTTTGAGATAACTCCAGTAATTGAGTACAGCTTTGAGCAGCACTTTAAGAAGGGTTTTCACAAATCCTTGATAGAGGACCAGATGCAGAGTTCTGTGTACTGGATTTGCTGGGAAGCCATTAGACGTTCGGGTGAAACAGTCAAACCTTTTGGGGAACAGTTTATTGAGACTCTCAAGTCAGTTGAGGTCTTAGAGTCTGACCCTTTAGGGTAGATCGGAACTCCCTCACCTATCTCGCAGCTCGCTTGAGTTACGAGTATGGAGTTCCTTTCCAAACCATTGTTGAGTTATCACCGATGGCTTTCAAGGCACATTTAGAAGTTCTTAAGGACATAGCGAAGGAGCAGAAAGATGCGTATCGAAATTCGCGGAAACGCTGACCTTCGCAAAGCAATGCGACGCTTCACGCCCGACCTTGAGAAAGCCTTACGCAAAGAGATTGGCGCAGCTCTTCGCCCAGTTGTAAGAGAAGCAAAGGGATTCGTTCCCGCATCATCTCCTATGTCTGGGTGGGCTGGTCGCTCATTTAGTGAAGGCAAGTTTCCAACCTTTAACGCTTCAATCATGAAGGCTGGCATTAAGTATTCTGCAAGCCCTAGCAAGGTAAACGCACAGGGCTTCAGCTCGATGGCAAGTGTTCAGAACAACAGCCGCGTAGGTTCTATCTATGAAGGCGCTGGTCGCGCTAACCCTAATGGACAGCCTTGGGTTGGTCCTAAAGGATCTGGTAGCAACCGCTACAGCAAGTCCAGAAATCCTAAAGCCGGACAACAATTTATTGCTAATCTGCCACCGCTTGTCGGCAGCCTTAAGGGTCGCGGTCGCTTGATTTATCGCGCTTGGGCTGAGAACAGAGGCAAGGCAGAAGGAGCAGTTAATAAAGCAATTGACACAGCTCTTGCAGAATTTAGAGCTCGCGCTAAACAAGGTCTAGGGAAGGCAGCATAATGGCAACAATCTATGAAGAGATTAAGATTGCTTCCACAGCTGACACTCGTGGATTTAAGAAAGCTGAATCAGCCGCCACTAAACTAAATAAGACTCTTAGAAACCTAGGTTTAGCCCTTGGCACAACTGCTCTGGTCTCTTATGGCAAGGCGGCAGTCAAGGCTTTCGCAGCCGATGAAGCAGCAGCCAACCGCCTAGCCACGGCAGTAGATAACCTTGGGCTTTCATTTTCGCAGGCTAAGGTCACAACCTTTATCGCAGAACTTGAGCAGAGCGCGGCTATTGCCGATGATGTACTTCGCCCAGCCTTCCAAGGATTACTCACAACAACTGGATCACTTACCCAGTCTCAGAAACTGCTTAACGATGCAATCCAAATTAGTCGCGCAAGCGGCGTAGATTTAGCCACAGTAGCAACCGACTTAGGTAAAGGCTATGTAGGCATTACTAGAGGCTTGATTAAGTACAACACAGGATTGACTAGAGCAGAGATTACAACCAAGTCATTCAACGAGATTCTAGGCATCATGCTTGCCCGCTCAGCCGGTTCAGCACAGGCTTATCTTGATACAACCTCTTACAAGATGGAAGTCCTTACAACAGCAGCAGGCAACGCTCAGGAGACAATCGGCTCTGGTCTAGTAGATGCCTTCGCTAGAATTGGTGGCGGTTCTTCTGCTACCGATGCAGCCAAGACAATCGACACTATTGCTAAGTCAATCAATACTTTGACTCAGGGAGTCGGACTTGCAGTTGCCGGATTAGTCAAACTCTACAGAGGCTTTGAATTCGTTGGGAGCCTTGGCGGTTTACTTAGTGAGACAGGTCCAGTATTCGGACAGTTTGCAGAAAGAGCACCTTCAACTAATCGATCTAAATCTCCAGCAGGCACAGCACAGCGCACAGCCCAGCAGCGAGCAGCAGAGGCAACAGCAGCCAAGCGAGCCAAGGAATTAGCAGCTTTACAGACTAAGCAGGTTAAGGCTCAGAAGACTTTGACTGACGAGCAAAAGAAGCAGAACGCTCTTAAGAAGGCTGGGTCTATCTTTGACCTAGAGCAAGTGCAACTCATTGCTGCCCTTAAGGGTAAGTTATCTGATGAAGATCGTAAGCGAGTAGAACTCCAGTTTGCTTTGATTACTGGCAATGTATCAGAAGCCAAGAAACTAACTAATGAAATAGCAGTTGCTCAAGGCTTAGGCGAGAAGCTCGCAGGATACCTAGCAAGCCTTCCAGATGCTAAGAACCCGTTTGCTTCATGGGGAGCGTACCTCGATATGCTTGCCAAGAAGGCTTCTTTAATAGTTACGGGCGATCCTAATTTCAACAGTTCTTTAGGCTGGAATAACAATCCTTCATTCCCTGAAATTCCTGATGTTCCAGAAACTAATGTGACACCATTCCCTAGATCAACACCCGGCAGCTTCCGCAGGGCAGAAGAACAATCAAACCTGACTGGACCAATTCAGGTTTCAGTCAATATCGATGGAAAGCAAATTGCTTCTGCACTTCAAGATACTTCAATGTCAGGCACAGGATCATCTATCAATAGACTTAATGGCGGCTGGTCTATCTCGTGACATTACCTGCTGAAATATCCGTATCCTTTGACTTTAGCTCGGGTGCGACTTTTGGCTATCCATTTACTATCGGCGATGCTAAGTATGGAGTTCTAGGCACAGGCACACTTGGCTCATCTACAGTTCCAGTTCCTATTGTTGATTTAACGCCTCAAGTTCGTAACATAACTATTAACCGTGGCAGAGATATCCAAGCAGACCAGTACATCGCTGGCACAGCGGTTGTACGCATCATCGACCCTGACTCTTATTTCAACCCACAGAACACAGCCAGCCCGTATTACGGCTATCTAGTGCCTTTGCGCAAGGTGCGCATCTCAGCTACAACAGCGACAACCCAAGAGTTCTTATTCTCAGGCTATACAACTGAGTACCGTTATACCTATGACCAAGCCGAGCAGATGGGCTATGTAGATATTTATATTGCAGATGCTTTCCGCTTGTTTAATCTAGCCCAAGTCACAACCGTTACAGACTCAGGAGCAGGACAGGCAACCGGCACACGCATAGGCAAGATATTAGATCAGGTGGGATTCCCTGCCAATATGCGCACAATCGCTACTGGTCAATCCTCTTGCATCGCAGACCCCGGAACGCTACGCACAAGCCTTGCAGCAGTTAAGAACGCTGAGTTCTCTGAGCAGGGTGCGTTCTTTATCAACGGCTCAGGCACAGCAGTATTTAGAGATAGAAATTCAGTTGCTTCATCTATTTCTGGAACTCCTATCGAGTTCAATCAAACCGGCGATATTCCATATAAGAACCTAGTGTTTGCCTTCGATGACAAGCTCATCATCAATCAAGCTCAAATAACCCGTTATGGCGGCACAGCCCAGTTTGCAGCCAACGCAGATAGCATTGCCCGATACTTCCCTCACCAGTACAGCGCACAGGACTTGGTTATTGATACAGATGCCAATGCCCTCAATATCGCTGCCACTTATGTAGCCACTAGAGCTGAGACAACAATCCGCATTGACCAGATGCTTGTTGATCTATTAGACCCAGCAGTACCAACTGACACAATGATTGGCTTGGATTACTTTGACAATCTAAGAATCAGCAATATCCAGCCAGACGGCTCTACCATCACTAAGACTCTGCAATGCCAAGGTCTATCGTGGAATATCAGCCCCAACAGCATGAGCGTTACAGTAACAACACTTGAGCCTATCGTCGATGGGTTCATCATAGGAAGCACAGAACGCGGTATAATTGGCGTGAGTGCAATGACTTACTAGGAGATATAAATTGGCTACAGGCTTTCCATCAGCAACCGGAGACATTCTCACAGCAGCAATGTTTAACGGTTTAGTGACTTTTACAGTCGATTCAGATCAGACAGCGGATTACACAGCAGTCCTCGATGATGCCTATCAGGTCTTAGTGCCTATGAACAAGGCAACAGCCGTAGCGTTCAAGATTCCTACTAATGCCTCAGTAGCCTTCCCAGTAGGCACAGCAATCACAGTTCTTAACAAGGGTGCAGGCACAGTCACAATCTCAGCAGTCACATCAGGCACAACAACAGTTCTTTCAGCCGGTGCAGTAGCAGCTTCTCCAACCTTGGCTCAGTACAAGACAGCGGTTTGCATCAAGACCGCAACAGATACTTGGTATGTAGCAGGAGCAATCGGGTAATGATTGGTGCAATTACATCAGGACTTTACGGTTCTCCTTTCATTGCCCCAACAACTCTCACAGTAGATTATTTAGTAGTTGCAGGTGGCGGTGGTGGAACGGGTGGTGGTAGTGCCGGCGGCGGTGGCGGTGCTGGCGGTTTGCGTTGTACAGTAACTGCAACAGGCGGCGGCGGAACACTTGAGTCAGCTTTAACACTAAATTTAAGCAGCAATTATACGGTTACAATTGGTGCTGGCGGTGCAGGAGCATTTAACACCAATGCAACTAAGGGTTCAGATTCCGTATTTACAACTATAACTTCTACAGGCGGCGGCAGATCAGAAGTTGCTGGTGCAGGTACAGGCGGTTCTGGTGCAGGTGCACCAGCAGACGGCGCGTTCTATTCAGGTGGTGCAGGTACTACTAATCAAGGATACGCTGGTGGAAACAACAACGCAGGTTCTCCTTATCCTTCTGGCGGTGGCGGTGGAGCTTATGCTGTTGGTGGTACTGGATCAGGAAGTCAATCAGGTTCAGGTGGTTCTGGAGTAGCAACTTCAATTACGGGTTCATCGGTTTATTACGCAGGCGGTGGCGGTGGTGGCGGTACAGCTCAAGGCGCAAACGCAGGCTCAGGTGGAACAGGCGGCGGCGCAGCAGGCAGACAAACAGGCTCGCCTTCAAACGCTACAGCTAACACAGGTGGCGGTGGCGGTGGAGCTAGAGAAGTTGCAGGATCTAATGGTGGTTCTGGAGTTGTAATTCTTTCGTATCCATCAACTCACACAATAACAATTGGCGCAGGATTATCAGGTTCAACATCTACTTCTGGCTCTAATAAAATAACAACAATCACTTCAGGCTCAGGAAATGTGAGTTGGGTATAATGGCACATTACGCATTTTTAGATGAGAACAACATTGTCACAGAAGTAATTGTTGGCATTGATGAGACAGAACTAATTGATGGCGTGAGCCCTGAGAATTGGTACAGCCTATTTAGAGACCAAACCTGCGTTCGTACAAGTTACAACGGAAAGATTCGATATAACTATGCAGGGATTGGTTATACATACGATCCAATCGATGATGCGTTCATAGCTCCAATGCCTGAGTGCGGTCATGAATCCTTATTGCTAAACGCTGCAAAGCAATGGCAATGTTCTGAGTGTGAAATTATTAATCAAGAATTGCTTAACGGAAAAGCATGACTCCCAAGTTATGCAAAGCCGGACAACAGTTAAGGCTTCAGATCGATGATTCTTACAGTTCAAGGGATAAGTCCAGCGATGGGTGGCTTGGCGATTACCGTCATTCAACGCGTGCTTCTGACCACAATCCTAATGAACAAGGTATCGTCAGAGCCATTGATATTGACAGGGATTTATCTGGAAAGAAGAAGCCTGACCTCATGCCTGACCTTGCGGATCAGATTCGACACGCAGCAAAGTCTGACAAGAGAATTGCTTACATCATATTCGCAGGAAAGATTGCTTCCCCTCGCATGGGGTGGCGCTGGCGCAAGTATTCTGGAATCAATCCGCATGACCATCATTGCCATATCTCTTTCACTACAAAGGGCGATACAGACGGTTCGTTCTTTAATATCCCAATGATAGGCGGCACAGCATGAACATGAAGCACCCAGCAATAGTCTCTCTTGGAGCGTTCCTAGCAGTCTGGGGTACAACCTCAAACTTCGCTTTGGACTATCGCTCAATCCTTGGTTCAATCGTGGCTGGAGTATTTGGATACGCGAGCCCTAAACGATGAGCCAAGAGAACTTCTTTACTCTTTACTTTGCGAGCTTGGCAGTCATAGGTGGCTTGGCTGGGTATGTCATTACTCATTTACTCTCTGAAATTAAGAGACTTAACTCGCGTGTCGATGAGATTTACAACATACTTCTAGATCGATAATAAAGCCATGGCGAGAACTAAGAAGGTCATTGACCTTGATACATACTCAGCTTTAGATGCTTATTGCATTGCTCTGCATGTTTACTACACCAGCCTTCGCAAGGCTGGATTCTCTACAGACATGGCGTTCTGGCTTCTGTTAGATCGTGAGTCCTATCCTGACTGGATTCTGCCAGTTAAGCCCATCGAGAAAATATCGGGTAATGACTACGATGACGATGATGAGGACTAATGAAGCGAATCGTTATTCTGAGCGACTTGCAAGTTCCCTTTGAGGACACGCATTTAACTCAGAACATTGCAAGATTCCTCAAGACATTTAAGCCTGACCAGACAGTAACCATCGGTGATGAGATTGACTTTCAGACCATAAGCAAGTGGTCAGAGGGAACACCCCAAGCCTATGAGCAGAGCCTTGGCGATGATCGTGACAGGTGCGTTCAGCTTCTTTGGGAACTAGGGGTTACAGACTGCATACGATCTAATCACACAGACCGGCTCTATAACATCATCATGAAGAAGATTCCCTCATTCCTATCCTTGCCAGAGCTGCGCTTTGAGAAGTTCATGAAGTTCGATGAGCTTGGCATAACCTTCCATAAGAACCCTATGAACATCGCTCCTAACTGGATTGCAGTCCACGGAGACCATACTCCTATCAAGCAGCAGGGTGGGCTCTCAGCCCTTGAAGCAGCCCGTAGGCATGGCAAGAACGTCATCTCAGGACATACTCACAGGGCAGGGCGTAGCGCCTTCACAGAAGCCTCTGGCGGGCGTTTAGGGCGTGTTCTGCATGGAGTTGAGGTAGGTAATCTCATGGACTTTAGACAAGCCTCATACACCAAGGGAACGGCTAATTGGCAGCAAGCCTTTGCAATCATGTATGTCAAGGGTTCTAACGTACAGGTGGACATTATCCACATCGAGAAGAACGGCACATTCATCGTGCAGGGCAAGGTCTATGGTCGCGCCCGCTGAGATAGGAATTCCCTGCTTTGAAGATGACGACCCGTCTCAAATCGTTATCATTTCGTTATCTAAAAAAGGCGGCTGTCGCATACGCCTGATGTAATCTGAGCCTAACAACAACAGAAAGGGCTCACCATGATTACCAATCATGATCACATAGTTATATTTTCGATGCTCATTGGCTCACTTCCCGGCTTCTTAATTGGCTACGCCAAGGGGCATGAACACGGCAAGATTCAAGGCAAGATAAATGCCCGCCGACTTATTAAAGCTCAGACCCAGCATCAGGTTAATCGATGAACGCCCGTGATTACCTCAATGAAGCGAGAGCTACTATCCAAGACCGAGGACTTGATTACGGTCACCCATCGGACAATATGCAGCGCACCGCAGCACTCTGGAGCTCATACCTCGAAATGCCAGTTACAGATTATCAAGTGGCGATGTGTATGGCATTGGTCAAAGTCGCAAGGTCAATGGAAACTGCTAAGCCAGACACTTACATCGACCTCGCAGCGTATGTTGCCATAGCCGGTCAATTACATACAGAGGAGAACGATCTATATGTTTAACCTAGATGATTACGAGACAGTTGAGGAACGACTTATCAAGTTCTGGAAGGATCACCCAGATGGGCGCATTAACACAGTATTGGTTGAAGCAACTGCTTCACGCTTTATCGTACAAGCTTACATATACAGAACTGAGGTTGATCAACACCCTTGGGCTTCTGGGCTCGCAGAAGAGACGGTTCAAGGTCGTGGAGTTAATGCTACTTCTGCTCTCGAAAACTGTGAAACGTCTGCGATTGGTCGTGCTCTCGCTTCGGCTGGCTATGCGACAAAGGGAAAGCGCCCAAGCCGTGAAGAGATGCAAAAGGTTGCAAAAGGTGTCCAAGTAGCCAATCAGGTTGCAGAAGTAAAGGCAAAGATGGCTGAGACATCAACAGAATATATCCCAGTACCAAAGGAGAGTGATCCGTGGACAATTCAGACTGCTGCACCGGTGACAACAATGGAGCAAGCTGTAGAGACGGTGAAGGCTGTCCTTGGTGGCACTCCGATAGACGAGAGCTGTATCCATGGTGCGCGTGTTTGGAAGACGGGAACTAAAAAGACCGGCGGGCAATGGGGTCATTGGAAGTGCATGGCTCAGATTCTAGGCGATGCAGAACGCTGCGATCCTATCTGGTACGAGATTGATAAAGTAACAGGACAATGGAAGCCACAGGTGAAGCGCTGATGGGATACATACAGTTTCTTAATCAAGATGGCGAATGGGAAGAATTCCCGAATGAAGAGCAGAGAGCCAATCTTAAGGCTAATGCTGAACTCCTCGAGGAACTGGGTTACAAGCTGATATGCCAGATGTGTAACAAGTTCCCAACTAGAGCCCAGATTAGAAGCCGTTATCTATTGCATGAATGGGTTTGCGAGGATTGCCATACAGTCAATTCAGCAGGCAAGGCATGAGTCACACATATAACTTCAATGCCGGTTCATTCGGCTGGACTAATTGCGATCTATGCGATGATGATGTTATGTGTAACGAGTACACCCGTGGTGATGGGTTAGTTCAATGGTTGTGTAAGAAGTGCGAGGATAAACTTCACTTATGACACGCCATAGAAAGGATCGAGGCTATCGTACTGAGCGAGTGGTTGCAGCCTATCTCTCGCAATGGTGGAGAAGCGCTAGCGTTGGTCGAGGTGCTGGTAAGGATTGCCTAAATGTCCCGTTCGACATCGAGGTAAAAGCTAGGACAGACTTCCAGCCCTTAGCATGGTTGCGCCAAGCATCGAAGCGTGCGGCTATCTCAAAGGAGATTCCGATTGTGTGTTGCCGTATGAATGGACAGGGTGAAGATGCTTCCGAGTATCTTGCTTTCATGCGGTTCGGTGACTTGGTTCAACTATTGCTAGATGCAGGTTACGGCGATATACAGCAGGATTCGGTACAATTAGAACCTGAAAGATGCGCACAATGCGGATCATGGAAGTTGGTCGATGTGAAGTGCAGGACTTGTAATGCCAATCTATGAGTTTCAATGTGATAACGATGATTGCGAAGCAGATGCCCGTATAGAGAAAGAACTATCCATGTCCAAGGTTCAAGATGGAATTGAATGTCCATTCTGTGGTGAACCCATGCGAAAGGTGTATTCAAGTGTCCCAGTCCATTTTAAGTCCGGTGGGTTCTATTCAACCGACAAGTAAGTTACACATCGGTAGCCTATGCACAGGTTATGGTGGGCTAGATTTAGCAGTTGAGGCTCACTTTAACGCTGAGACAGTATGGTGCGCAGAGTTCGACAAATACGCAAGCGAAGTAATTAAGCATCATTTCAATGTGCCTAATTATGGCAATATCAAGACGATCAACTGGGCTTCAATGCCCGAAATAGACATACTCACAGCTGGATATCCATGCCAGCCATTTAGCCACGCAGGAGAAAGAAAGGGCACACAAGATGAGCGACACTTATTCCCATACATCGCAGAAGCTATTAGCAACCTTAGACCAAGATGGGTCGTCTTGGAGAATGTCAGAGGACATCTCAGCCTTGGACTCAAAGAAGTTCTCGCATGCCTTACCAATCTCGGGTATGACTCAAGATGGCAACTTGTACGAGCTTCCGACGTTGGTGCGCCACACAGACGAGCAAGGATATTTATTGTTGCCTACTCCAACAGTAATGCACGTCAGGAATCACGACGAGCCCTTAGAAGTATTCAAGGCGAGGCAGGAGAGATCATCTACGGGACAGATAGGTCAATCTACGGGAGTGGCGATTCGCATGCTAGCGACACCAACAACCAACATCAGCCACACAACGGGCAAGTGCAGAAACTGGGGCGCAGATTTACTTCACGACGTGACATGCACCTGCAAACAGCGCCTGATGCATTGGATCAAGACGGCAAACTAAGCGCCTTATTTGTTGAATACATGATGGGCTTACCTGCTGGTTGGATTACCGATTCAGCACTATCAAGGGCTCAACAGCTTAAAATGCTTGGTAATGGGGTTGTCCCACAACAGGCTGAATACGCATTGGAATTGTTATGTGATGTAATTCACATCTCACATAATGAGATTAAAGGATAGTCCACACATGAATGTACTTGACACGTTTGGTACTCTACAGGCTAGAGCCCATCAAGGGCTCACACCGAGCCGCCTGCGCGTAGCTCGGGGGGTAGCCGCCGCTATTGGGATAGCTCTATGCTTTATTCCGGAGACAGCATCTAATGGCTCAATAAGACCTATTCAAAGCATTAAGGTATTAGCTGATTATCAATTAACTGAAGTTCAAGAGAAGTGTCATAACGATATCGTTTATAGAGAATCTCGATTTAAGAGATATGCAGTTAATGGATCACATCATGGTTATTATCAAGGTAGAAGTAAGTATCTAAAGGGTAAGCCAGATGATGTGCAGTTCTATTGGTATTGGCGTTATGTATCATATAGATATGGGATAACAGAGTATGATGAGCCTGACTATTGCAAGGCATTACATCATCTAAGAGTTAAGGGTTGGCAATAATGGCTAGATGCACACCTTGTTGGTTCGGTATAGATTGGGCTTGGAATGATTGTATTAACAATTGCTTAAAAGGGGATTGTGATTGTAAATGCAGAGACAGAATCATATTGGTTGATGATGAGCAGTAAGCGTAATGACCCTAGACTCTCAAGGAAATACAAAGAGGTAAGGCTGAAGGCATTAGCTCGAGATGGTTGGACTTGCTTCTACTGTGGTAAGGAAGGCAAGGATATGACCATTGATCACATCATTCCAATTAGTAAAGCACCTGAGTTGGCTATTGATATTGAGAACATGGTTACTGCTTGCAAGTCATGCAACAGCTCGAAGGGGTCACGCTCACAGGGCGTTTTTTTAGAGAAGGTGCGTACCCCCCCTGTTTTTTCAGCCTTCCTCTCTCCAACACAGTCCAAAATCCACGAA